CCACCGCCAGGAGCGTCTTTTTGGTCCATTAAATTAAATAAATTTAAAAGCGATAATTTATTTAATAAGAGAGTGATTTAGTTGGCTGGATTGTAGAGCTTTCTATTGTTTCCTGCAGCTACGACAAGCTCATCATTTTCCATCAATCTACTTGCAGCCCTATATCTATTTACCATATTAACAACCTCTCTTTTAAGCCTTAATTCCTTGGGATAATAAACTTTAAAGGTAGCATCTTCACGACATTTTTCAATAATTTTCTCAGATGGGGGTTTTTCTAAATCTTTTTGAATGGCATTATAATGATTAATTGCTCTTTCTAACCAGGCATAATTTATTTTTTCTTCAAAACCAAGCACAAATTCTAAGTAATTGTGATTATCATAGAGATTATCTATCATTGCATTAAAAGCATCAATACAACATTGATGATATACTAATTTCCCTTTTCTCCAATTCCTTAATAAACCCATTGACCTTAGGCAAAATTGTTGACTACGTAATTTATTTTTAGAAATTATTTGAGTGGCTTTGTTGCTAAAAAATTCCTTAGGAGGTTTTTGTTTGATAAATAGTTGGATTGCAGCAGTATTCATCTCCTTACGTTCAGGCAAGAAATTATTATAGAGTGTTTCATATAATGGGAGGTTTTTGAACCATGCCTTATCCCCTTCCTTAATAACACTCTTATACAAATCAAGAGGCATGCCATCCTTCATATAGCGGCTATATTTATTTGAAGCGTTTATGGATTCTACGACCTTATAAAAGGGTCTACAAATTTTAGCACCATGTACCTTACACTGAAATACCTCCGTAGAACAAGGTTTAATTTTATTAATATCAGTAGTAATTGCGCAATACTTTAGTATTAACCCATTACCCCATGGACCAGGTTCATCTTTTGGTTGGAATACTTTAAAGAAGGCCTCATTAATAATATCATCACTGTATTCCGTGGTACTGTGACATAATACATCATCGCCTGAGGCATGAGGAATTATTTCTATACCACTTTTATAAGCTACATATAATACATTTATTATCATAATCAATGTGTTCATTGTTGAGGTAAATGCAGAACCAGAGGGCAATTTATGCTTAATGAATATATCCCATAGGTAAAAGGGTTTCTTATCCTTGATACAATGAAATTTAATTTGCCTATAATCCTCACAATGAACTTTGTAAAATTCACCGAGGGTGGTATATTTCCTAATTTCATCTGGACACAGATCAATGATATCTTGTATGAAACTTTTCCAGATTTTCCTTGTTCCTTCACTATGTGATTGATCAAACCCTGACAGATCTAAAGTTATGTACTTGTTATAACCTGCTAGATCCATTTCATCTATATATTTCTCCTTATATTCATAACTACGTCCCACTGCAAACATTGGACCGAATACCGAGGCCATTATTGCTTCAATACTTTTGGTTGCATTTCCTGCTATAAATTTGTGGTATCCGGAAGGATTACATATCATCCTAAATTTATCACCTACATGCTGAAATTCATCTTTACCGAAAGCATCATAACTGTAATCTTTCTCACTATCTGGTATGGGTTCATTATTTAAAACATGATAGACATATTTTTGAACTTCCTTTTGCTTGGCATAGGTTTTGATGTTTTCATACCACTCCAGATAATCAATATGAAATAATTTGGTTATGGCATCCCTTATTTTTGGCCTCCACCACTGACAATAGTAATCATATATTTTTTGGTTAACTTCAGGGACTTCTGATGGTAACCTATCTAGAACCCTTCGTGTACAAAAAGCTAGATTACGGGGACATTGCTGATAGTAGATCCACTTATCAACTGCCTCACCTTCGACATCATTAATTTTGATACCATGATTTTCTTTGCAACAACAGGGCAGTTTCTTAACCATCTCATCAAAATCATCTCGAATATCAAATTTAACTGATTTACAATGGTCATGGTACACTATGTAGTCCTCAGATTCATCTAACCTATCACAGGGAAACGATGAGTAATTTTTTCTATCAATACAATACTTGGGAATATTGAAGTCAACTCCTCCTTTATACCTGGTTAGATCATCGACTGTTTCATATATTCCGTCCCTATTTAAATTTTCAATAGTATAATGATCTCCCCATGCGTGGATAAATATGAATTCCTCTTTTGAGTTGACATCTCCGATTACATCATAGAACATATGCCCCTTGTAATGTATACAGAACACGGCATTAATTTGATAGTTAGAGCAGAAAGCTACCGCATTTTCGTATATAACTCCGTCGGGGCTTGTATTCCAGATACCGAGTAATACTTGATATACATACTCATCTGCATCTTTAATAAATTCAAGGAATTGGTTTTGTAGATTATCAAATGTTTTGGGACCCTTGAGGTTCTGGAACTGTGATAACAAGCTTATCCAAAAACAACAATACCATTTATTTGCTTTCTGCCATGATTGGTAGATCTGATCATTATATTTCCTGTGCTTTACCAGTGGTTCTACTTCAGTATAAAGATCTTTCAGGAATCTGATGTCATCATCTTGTACATTTGGATCAATTGGTTTAACTACCTTTCTCCTTGCCACCATAAAAGGATTATATTTACCGAGTTTTTTATTATTTTTTGTTTCCAATTGGTGATGATCCTGTTTGAGTGCTTTAATATACTTATCAACCTTATTGGCTACTTTTTGTGGTTCCACTTTCCATTGTTTTTGCATACCGATTGGTTTTTTTTCTTCCTTCTCATTTTTCTTCTCGACTATAGCTTTTTCCTTTAGAGTGAATTCTGCAATTTTTTCTTGTTTAAATTTGCATTCAATATTATTATTAATTTGATTTAAGCAATTGAAACCTTTAAAATGACAATCTCCTGCTAATTTAAAATAATATAATTTTTCGGGGTAGTTTTGGATAAAATCATAATTAAATGTGTTGGTGACATAATTATCCCTGATTTCATCCTGTTTTTCATTTTTAAGAAATTCATGTATATCACCCAAGTTCTTGATTTCTTTGATTGATTTGTAAAATTCATACCAAGGTTTTTTAGAATCAAGAACGTAAGTACCTTTTTGAAACATTTGAATTTTTTTGTAGTTTTCACTTGTTTGCAAAGTTGCGAAACCATGTTCCATAACTACAACTTCTTCCATGACTGCTTCTAAGAGAGCTAAGAAAGATAAGGGATTATTTTGTTTCCCTGTGGTACGTAGGAAAGAAGCGAAAGAAGCTCTCATTTTTTTGGGGTCTAAACCTACGATAACATCTGAGCAGAGGAGATTAAATGATTCTTGAGAAACACAAAAGTCGCAATCTTCCTCCATGTGTGAATATACTGTGAAAATTTGATTCCATCTTTCCTTATTGAAAAATTCAAAACCCCTTTCCTTAGAATTATTAAGAAATAACCTACCATAATCACTTTTGTCCCATACTAATTTAAAATGTAATTTACGATTAATGGATCTCACAGCAAAGAAACCCTCTTCTGGTTTTTTATCGTTAACTGGAAACACAACTTGATCGCCATCCTGAATATTCATTATAGGTGCTAATTTATTTCCTGTTTTGGCGACAATTATTTTTTGATTAATATTAGTTTCAGTGTTGCATTCATTGGGTAAGGATTCTTTAAATAACTTTGGTACACTGAAATCACTTTGAGAGGGAAATACTACCCCGCAGACATGATCAATGCTATCATGACGGATTCTATGAATAATTCTAAAATAAGCTTTACCATCATGGTAACATGAATTATCATATAAATAATTTAATATTTCCTTATGGTAGTATTTTTTATCACTTAAAAGGGACATGGAGATATGATTATCTAAGGTCCTTCTCCAACGGTATTCAACTGTTTTACCATTATGAAAATACCCATCATTGACATTTGGATTAAAAATATGATTAACAAAAATTATTGGAATACCACTATCTAATATATTGAAGATCAAAGCAGGACTTAGATAATACATTACATGGGTCATAACTATGAATTGTGGATTGAATTTTCTAATATGCTTGCATAATTGACCCTTAAGCTCACAATTGCAGTAATTGCTAGAAAAGAAATTTTGACCTTGATGATGCATAATTGCTTGATCGACTTTGAATTTCCTTTCTACATCGGCATCTTCAATTACTGCGCGATTAATGAAAAGATTATATGAGCCTACAAATTTTTTTAATAATCTGGTTGAAGCTCCTATTTCACAGATTCTATAATTTTGTGGTTTTATTAATATTTTAATCAATGCGTACCATTCCAAGAATCTGCGTTCTTCTGCTGAAAAGAAATGTGGATTTGTTGGTTTACTGTCATCGATAACGTATGGTGTGTATTTAAGATCGTCCTTAGGAGCCCAGGTAGGTAGAGTCATGGCGGTACTTCTCCTAAAACCCCTAGCTATAGCCTCACCAATTGGGCCTGAAAGAGATGATTCCAAGTCATCATTCTCTTGAACCTCAAGAGTTTTATTTTTTTTATTTTTTTCTTTTTTTTCTTTTTTTTCTTTTTTATAATTATTTTTTTTTTT